ACAATGTTTGATTTCAATACGTGGTTCAAACAGTATCTGGACCGATTCAAAATGCATAAACCCGTCGCCAATCTTCTAAAGATTCTTTAAACCCCCCTCTCCTCCTCAAACACCACCACTCCCCCCGCAGCTTACGTTTTCATATATTTCATATATTATTTGAAAACGTAAAAAATCTCAAAGTGTTTATTCATAATTGCGTGGAATGCCGACGTCAAAATACGGACGGCATTGTTCAATGCGCGACCAGGTTAAGCGAAATAGGCCTTCCACAGATGCAAAGGACCGCCACCACTCACGGCCCGCCGAAGACATAAGTGCCCATTTTAACGGCGACGTTGTTTCAACAATGCGTTTTACATCGGCCGGCGATTCCGCAACAAAGTAATGCACACCAATACGTGGCGGCACCAAATAATTTGTCATATCCACGCCTTTTGTAACAATAGGAACCGTTCCGCACGCAAAGTATTCAATTTCACGATTACATTTGGGCCCAAATCCAGGCAAACAAAGACCGAAGCGGGTATTGCACAGTTTTTCCAAATATGCATCTTGACTGTATGGATACGGGCGACCTGTTGAATCAATGGGCATTGAAAACAGCTCAACTGCGGTACTCCAATCAACGCCTGTGCGATTTGCGTGTTGCACACCATTTTCAACCTTTCCTAAAAACAAGGATTTGATTGAACGCGCTGCATACCCTCGCAAGTTATGACCCATTACGGCAATTGTTTCCACTGCACACGGCGAGCGTGGCCAAAATCCCCACACAGACTGGCGCAGTGCAAGTTTGCCTGGCCCAGGCGGCGCAGGATTACCAAATAGCGCCATTTGATATGACGGTTCGTCGGCCAACCAGCGCGGCGTGGGGCGGTCATAGAGTAGCACTTCGCCAATTCCACCCCACCAACAGTGATTTGTATGCGAACTATGCTCGATATCTACATAACCACGTTTTCCCCATAGTTCAGCCATTTCACGAAAGGTATCGCCCGCGTGTGCCCAAATACCCGTTTGTTCAGTTGGAATTATTATACGTGGCTTTTCCACGCCCTTTTTACGTTTAATTTCTACAATCTCTTTGAATCCGAATTTTTTCACTGCGCGTCCAACGTCCATCAAGGCATTTTGACGCTGGTTGACTACGGGCTCGCGATGTTTACACAAGCCAACAACGTGGCGCTGACCACACGCCGCGGCCAAGTGCACAATGTCACCACGAGGCTCCGCTTCATTCATAAATTCCATTACGGTTGCGCCCGCAGGTGCCATCCAAATCCATTCCAGTGCGTCCCCACTGCCAATAATCCAGGAAGCATCTGCTAGCGCGCGGCGACGCACAGACGGCAAATCGCTGTTGGAAACATAGCGAATATTCCAGCCTTCAGGGAATATATGTTCCGCCGTTTCCTCTGCCCACCCACGTGTACATACAGCATCCGTTGCGTCATCTACGAAAAATACAGCTACAGGACCTTCTGCGGGTTGAGAAGTGGGCAAAAGTTTACGAAGGCGCTCCACATCCTCCATTGTGACGTGTGTCTCCGTCGCCGTAGGTGGCACAACCCACGCATTTTCGGTGTAATAATTCATACCGTCGACAATCGGTACTACTGTAATATTTTTTTCCGGCCACACACAATCGTTCAAAAAGGAACCCACATCGCCCAATGAAGGAACCAAAAAATCAGGCGCACCGTCCACAATACCTCGAATAGTCAACGCGCGTGGTAAATAATGCAATACCCACGATGAAAGACGTGTGCACGCTGACGGATTCAAGGGAACTGCAATCATTGCGGGCACGTGAATACTTGCCGAAAGCGATGATTGTTGTGAACGTTCCCATCCATGTATCCAGTTGGAGTGATTCCCAACATAAATACGCTGAAAATCGGATACAAGACCTTCCGCTGTTACAAATACACCCCCACGGAAATTGTACAACGTTTGCTCCATGTTTGCAGGCGCCCACATATTTTGTTCATTTGGAAAGTATACGTACGGACCGCCGTGGTGACGCAGCATTGAACACATTGTTTTCACATCCTCTTCTTGCACTGCGCACAATGGACGCACAAATGATTTATATGTTGTTTGCGATGCCCATGCGGATACTACATCTTTGGGCGGGCGTGCCACGTCCTGTAAATTTTTCACGACCGCACACGGTTGAATGGCCGTCGGGTCAACATATAGATAAAAAGGTCTATATAACACATCTTTTGGGTCATAATTACGAATGTTAGAAGCGTGCATATGCATTGTTTTAATGGAATATGCCGGATTTACCACAAGAAACTTTTTGCGCAACATTAGCAGTGTAATTGCATTATCACAGCCTGGTTTGCCAAATGGAAATCCAAATTCGTCCATTGAAATATCAAAATCCAAACAATCGCGCGCGCAAATCCACGAATCCTGTGAATCTGAACGTGGTCCAAACAGTGTTGGCTCGGCCCCATCTTCCCATCGCAACAGCGCCAAAAACAGGCGACGTTCCGCAAGGCGCACACGCCACAGATGTACAAGTGAATCGTGGAACCACATATCACTGTTTGCAAATACTACATAATCGCCGGCAGGTACAAGTTCACGAGCATTTATCAATACATCGGCAAATGTTAACCGATGTCCAAGGATTTTTGTTTGAAGCTTTGGGTGTGTAGGAAGGTCGTTGTATGTTTCTTCGTTGAGAAGGACAATATGATCAATATAGTTCGATGCAAGATTTTTTTCAAGACACGACTGAATTTCGCGTTGACGACGACGCGTTGGGTGTTTGAAGTATTGTTGAAATAGCCACGTTCGAGGCACGCACGTATCATCGGCTCCGTTAATTTGAAATAGGCGACCGTCACACGTACGCGACCAGGCGTCGTATTGAACGCCAACCCCAAATGGCATTACTGTGCGGTCCACGGGCGCAGTCCATGCAACACGATTCATATGCAAAATATGCGCCACGCACAATATGATTTTCTCATCCGCGTCCGAGTCGGAAACCGGTTCGCCCAAATAGGGATACGAATCATACAAATCTTCAAACAACAGTATGCGCTCACACTGAACTCCATCCAGTTCTTGAATTGCATCACTTGATGCAGAATTGCACAACACAAGGGTTTCGCATGTATTTTCGTGAGGAAAAAGTGCGCGTAGCGTCGTGGTCCACGCACCAACGTCACGCACAATAATGGCGGCCGGCATGCCGCCACACAGTGCGGTTAATGCACCAGGTTCTGTGCATACAGGAAACCAGCGATTCCAACGTACACTGGCATTAAATCCGTCGCGAATCCATACAAGAGTTTTATTATCGGTCGAAATCTGCGTTTCAGACCGCAATATTTTGATTGGCTGTCCTGTTGTTGGATGATGCGCAAGCATTGTTGTATTTAGTAAATACATCAATGATTTAGGCCCTTGGGTCACGGGCCCTTGGGTCACAGGCCCTTGGGTCACGGGCCCTTGGGTCACAGGCCCTTGGGTCACGGGCCCTTGGGTCACAGGCCCTTGGGTCACAGGCCCTTGGGTCACGGGCCCTTGGGGGTCAGCGGGTCAACGATTAGATATAAAAATATTGCGCATTTGTAATTGAGCTCAGTGTAAACGTACTTGAATACGTATCGCCACCGTAGGATACAATGCCTTTCACATAATTGTTGTGGGCATTGGAGGCCGCAATGGGTACAGGATTGATTAAGTTATAAAACACAAGTGTGCTAACAGGGTCGGCAAGTGATGTAAGATTTAAGTTTGTCATTTGGGCAAATGCAAATGGATCAGGATTACCTGCAGATATAGGGCCGGCAAACACGGTTTCAAAGGGTGCACCGGCAAATGATGACAATAACGACATTGTGTAGGAAACAAAACATGATTCACCTGCGGTTGTGAACGTGTTTGTTGCTTTGGACATTGTTGTATTTGCAAACACCCATCGTGTTCCGCCATCATACGTAATTGTATTGGCCGTAAAACTATAATTGCGTGTATTGGATGCGTTACGGAATGTAAATGTAAACACGGCACCGCGGGACGAAAGAATATTAATCGCATCACCATAATTCACAAGTGCAACTTTAAAATAGGGGTATCCAAATGTTGCTGACAATTCACTAAACTGGTTGATGGGCGGGAATGTCAATAGGGACGCAATGGTGGTAGAAGGCACCGACCCTGTGTATCCAACACTATTTACATAGCCATTGATTAGATTCTGCACACGATAAATTGAGTTACCATTGAGTGATGTGGATACAGTGGATGCATATACAGTTGCATTTGCGGTGTATAACGGCCAACGGCGTGCATCTGTGACCGCTACCAATTCTTGGCCGACCAAAAATTGTGTTGCCGTAGGATAATTGCGCGGGTACATTTCAATTGTGTCAAATGTAGGCAATATTGTATTGAACGACACTTCTGCAGCTTCCATTGGTTTGCCATTAATATAGGCACGCACCCTTGTTGGAACCACAGGCACAGATTGATTCATTAAATAGGGTGCACGAATCGTTGCTGTGGATTGCGAAAGCGGGTATGGCCCATACATATTTATGCTTGACCCGTTCACATTTACATCCAGCATAACTTCAGGCATATAGGGCGGTGTACCGGCCGTGCCATAGGGGAAATAACTATAATTGGACCAACTGACTTGAATGGGTGTACCACGCCAGAAATCCGACGACGAGAATCCACCAAGACTTCCTTTGTATACTTGAAGTGCGCCCACGGAAGACACCGACGGGTTTTTGACAGCCAAGCGTGGAAACACATTCAATAAATTAGTATATAACATACTATTCAAAATGGTATATTCATACTGAAGTGTGTAATCTGCATTACTGATGTATGGATACATATTGCCCCACACAGTTGTTGGAATACCCCAACGGTATGCATCAAATCGCAATAGTCTGTTGTTATTACTATACGAGGCACCAATAGTGCTAATGTCAATTGTGATTACACCTCGTCTAAAATCCAAGTTACTTAATGAGTTTGATAAATATGTAAGTGCGTAATTGGACCCACCATTTAAGACGTTATACACATTGACATTGAAGTTTCGGTATGTGGCTAAATCCATATTTCCAACAAAATTACCACCTGTTAAGTTTATTGTTTGAACTGTATAAAGAGATGAAAGTGCAACTGTGGACGCCTGTGCATTTAGTGAAGCAACAAATTGGTTGTATGTTGTTATTGTAGAGTTTTGGATTGTTGTGAGAGTAGATGTTGCCGCCACGGTGGTTTGTGCATATATAGCTGAATTTGTAGACGTAAGTGTGCTATTCAAAATATTTGGGTATGTAAATATTGTTGAATTAAAGAGGCCGTTTTGTGTACTTAATTGGCGACCAAATGTTGTAGACATAGAAGACATATTTACCGCAAATTGCACGGCTTGTGTGCTTGTTTGAGTAGAAAGTGTATTAAATAAATTCACTGATGAAATATACAACCCAGTCTGCGTATTTATTGTGGACGCAAAAACAGTGGATTGCGCAGTTAATAATGCAGTTCCTGAACTTGCAAATGTACTCAAAGAACGGAAAGCCAATGAAGAAAATGTGGAAAGTTGCTCGCCTGCGGGCGACGACAGGTATGTAAGGACGCTGGATTGAAATTGTGTACCCGTAGATAATATGATTGCCTGTGTAATGGACGATGTTGTGGAATAGAATCCATCCGTCAAATTATAGATGGTCGAATTCAGGGATGAAAATATGTACACAGACCCTGTGCTATACAGTGACGAAATCATTGACGACGTGAATGCAATGGTACTTGGAATCAGCGTGCTCAACGTTGAAGCATACATTGTACTATTGTAGAAATTAAAGTACGATTGTGCAATAGAACGATTTTCAATTGTTGTGGAAATGTACAGCGACGACTGAAACGCATAGTTACTTAAAATAGTACTTCCAATCAGTGTGGACGTATATGCCTCCAATTGCATAAATGAATCGTAAATGTTTGCCAAAATAGAACTTGTTGTAATGACTGAAAACTCATACTGAAGACCACGAAGTGTGGAATTGAAGGATGTGTTTGTGGATTGTTGTGCTAACGCGGCATTATATGCAATGGTTGAAAATGTAGAAAAGTTATTATACAAGACCTGCGTTGATAGTGTCAAATAGCCCACATTGGATGAGATGGTGCTTATTGTTTGAAATGTGCGAGTATCTTGAAGACCCTGACTCGTGCTTACAAAGGTGCTAATCCAATTGTTGGAAATGGACGATAAGTTTGTGCTCAATTGATTCAAACCGGCAACATTGAGTACAAGTCCATCCAATGTACTATTTTTCACAGTCATTGTGGATTGCAATGTACTTGCAATTGTACTAAGACCGACGTACGCATTTGTTTGAATTGTACTTGCATACGAAAATAGGCCACTGGATGTACTTAGCAGTTGCTGTGTAATAACAGAGCTAAATGTATTCAAATCACTATTTGTTGCCAAGATTGTGGAAAGTGATGAAATCTGCGTTATCAAGTTGGCGGTTGTTGAAACTAAACTTGTTTTTAGGTTTTGATTTGCAGCATTTGCTAATCCTGTGGAAGAGCTTAGCAACGCCTGTGAAAAGGACGTACTCAAGGACGATAATCCAAATACGGTTGTACTTAACACGGCACTTGTTTCATTATAAAATGTGGACATACTACTGAGTCCCAACACCGTCGTATTCACATAATTAATCAAATAATTGCTTGTTGTATTGATTTTATTGTTCAGTATATTGCTGGTAATGTTGAGTTGATTGGACAACAAGTTGATGGAATTTGAAAGCGCTGCATCATTTCGTGTAAGTGAACTTATGCTGCTATAAATCCATTGCTGTGTACTTCCAATATAGGTTGATTGAAAATTCAATGTGCTAAATGCGGTACTAAACATTGCACCAACATTGCTGCCAAGTCGCTCTATACCAGTGCTCAGCGTAGACAAATTGGCCGGATTTACGGAATTACTCCAATAGGTTTGACCTTGACCATTTGCGTACAAGCTGTATGTTGTTGAAATGGGTGCATTTGCGGGGGTTCGGAAGTTCAGTCCTCGTAAAAGGACTGTGTCCAGTGTTTGCGTCGTAGTAAACGCCATCTAGATTCTGTTGGGAAAATAGGGCTTTGTGCTCCTCCGCAAAGCGGTCTAAATATATATCAAAAGACATAACAAGAATAGATTATGTCTCAATCAGGAGGATTATTACAGTTGGTGGCCACAGGCCGGCAAGACATTTATCTTTCCGGTAATCCACAGACCACATTTTTCAAACAAGTATATCGTCGCCACACAAATTTCAGCATTGAAACCCAGCGCATTCCATTTGATACATCGGCGGAATTCAATCGATTGATAACACTAACAGTGCCACGAAGCGGTGATTTATTACATCAACTATTTTTGGAAATTAAGCTTCCCGAAATTAGTCCAAATGGCCCAGTACCAGAATCTCAATCGGGAAAAACGGGATGTGGCACATCGACCGAACCGCCCACAGATTATAGCACGGTCCAAAATGCCGTAAGTTGGGTTAATGGTATAGGTTATGCAATGATTGATTACATAAGCATTCAGATTGGTCAACAAGAGATTGACCGCCAATATGGTGAATTCTTGTATTTATGGGCACAGCTTACAACACCGGGGTCTAAACAAGCAGGTTTGAAATATATGGTTGGGCAACAAGACGTGTATAGTGACAGCACACAAACAGGTCCATTGCGTCTGTTTGTTCCTTTGCAATTCTGGTTTTGTCGTAATCCAGGGCTTGCACTCCCATTAATTGCACTGCAGGCAACACCGATTCGCATTTATATTAAATTACGTAATGGTTACGATATGGTTTTTAGCAATAGTTTGGAAAACGCAGCGCTTCAGGAAAACACGTGTCCAGAAGACGTAATTGCGAAGCCTCCGACAATCACGGAAATGACGCTTTGGGGCGATTTCATTTATTTAGATGTGGAGGAGCGTCGTCGATTTGCCAGTAGCAAACACGAATATCTGATTGAACAGGTGCAACAACAAAAACGCTACAGTATTCCCAAAAATACCACGATTGCAAATGTACCGCTTACATTCAATCACCCAATGAAAGAAATGATATGGGTCGTAAACCAAGACCGTATGTTGCAGGCGCACGAATGGTTTAATTATGGCAGCCGTATGTTAAACGAATATGGTATTCCAAACCTTGATTTAATCAGCACATCGCTGATTCAGTTTGACGGATACGACCGGTTTGAAGAACAGGGCGCCGAATATTTCCGGCTTATGCAACCTTGGCAGTATCATACCGCCATTCCAAACGATTTCATTTATGTGTACAGTTTTAGTCTAAACCCCGAAGCCGCACAGCCGCAGGGAAGCTGTAACGCAAGTCGTATTGATAGCATCGTCTTACAGGCGCGCATGAATCCACGTGTACAATCTCGTGCTGCAGGCATAACTGTATATGCAATCAATTACAACGTGTTACGCATTGCTGCAGGACTTGGTGGGCTATTGTTTACCGTGTAAATGGATGCGCCCAAAGAGCGCATCTTATTTATCATACAAGACGGTAGAGGATGACGCACGTGAGTGAAGTCAGTGTTTGGGGGAACCCAGACAGAAGTTTCATGACATTTATGATTCTGTCTGTGCTGCTGGGATTTTTAGGGTTTGACCATTTTTACCTACGTAGCTATATGTCAGGATTTCAAAAGATGTTTACAAATGTATTTTTCCTTGGCATATGGTATTTCTGGGATTTAATACAAATCTTTCACGATGGGAAAAAGGTGCGTACAGACGGGCTAAGTAGCCCATTGGATTGGATAAAAGGAATTGGACGCGGCGTGTTTCCCACACTAGAACAGGAAGGTAAATTTGAGGCCCCCAAATCGTATTTGATTTATACATTTTTGGCCGTCTGTTTTGGGTGGCTTGGTGCCGACAAGTTTTACATTGGGAATGGCTGGCAAGGCGTGCTCAAGTTGTTTTCCACGCTAAACATATTCCTTTTCTTAATAGGATTTGTGTGGGTATTGTGGGATGCCTTCCATGCACTGTTTATGACCAAATCCGTTGTAAATAGTAATATCACTGCGCCGTTGCCGTTCAGCATATTTACAGGTCCCGTGGACGGACGGGAATTGTTTATGGTAAAGGAAAAGAAGGGCGGTGACGGCGGTTTCTGCTTTATGGATTGGTTGGAAAAGACGTTTAGTTTTGGGACCAGCAAGCCCTCCAGTTTTGATTGGCGCAAGACATATCGTGATATTGCAGTGCCACTTATGACACCGCCAATTGTGGGTGCTGTTCACAAAGCATCGGATACAATCAATAAAGTTGTGGATGCGGCCGCCAGTGGTGTGAACTTACCGTCTATGTCCGAATTGACAAATATGGTGATGCCCAGTGCGCCACCAGCAAACAACGACCCCAGTGCACCCCCCAACAATGCCTCTGCGCCGGCAAATAATGATCCAAAAGCACAAACAGGCGGCGGCGTTCAAGTGTCAGGCCCAGGCGCGGTTATTGGCGGTACGTTAACAGCGCTTGTACTAGCCGGAGGTCTAAAGGGCTTTTATGATTTCATTAGCAAACAACGCGGATGAAATTGTTAGAAACACAAGAACAATTTGAAAGTCTTTGGTTTGGCGACCCCGAAACCACACGACCATGGATTGTGTATTTCACAGCGGCATGGTGCGGCCCTTGTCAAAAATTAGACTTGGATGCATTGGATGCCGCTGCTGCACAGGCAAATATACCCTTTTGGAAATGTGAATATACAGTGAATGATTACACTGCAGGTTACTGCAGTGTACGCAAATTCCCTACATTTGTGTACTTCGATCCCGGCAAAATTAGGGCAACGCACTCATCAAACGTTACTTCAGCAGTTATTGATTGGATTCAATCACTTTCATCAATATAATACAAACGTAGGGTTCAAAATCATATGTTTGTATTCAAAATGCATTACAGCATTTTACTAATAAATGTACTGAACATCATTCGAAGTTCATCATTACTTTTTTCAAGCCGTTCAATGCGATTGGCTTGATCTCGCACTATGGGCAATAACAATACACCCAATCGGTCATACTGTACTGCTTTAAAACCGTTGTGTTCTTTTACAATATCAGGCACTATAGCTTCTACATCTTGTGCAATCAATCCAATTTCAGTTTCTCCCGGAGTGGCAATATAATTATATGTACATGGAGTAAGACTGAGCAATTTGCTTGGACTTAGGTATCCATTTATGTTTTCTTTCAAACGACGATCGGAATAGGTATCCATAGAACGTGTAATGATTCTATCAAAAAATGCAACACCGCTTACATCCAATGTGACATTTGGCTGCGACGATGACGCTTTTCCAATAAGGACTTGTCCGCCATTGTAATAAATATTGTCAGTACGTGTAATCCAGCTGTTGTTTACAAATCGTCCAAAATTACCTCTGTATACATAACAAGTTACAGCAGGTGGTGATAAACGACATACTTGATTAATTGATACACTATCCGATTGATAACACGTGAAAAAACCAGAATCGGGGTCAAATACAAAACCCAATTGATAATTTTTTATTATATCCTTGCCGTTTTGTGAAAGCTCACCCGACTGCTGAGTACGAAAAAAGTCACCTCGCCATGCACCATTTGGATTGAAACTAAACGGAATAGTATTTTCAAACATATTGACATTTGTAGTCTTTGTTACGCCTGAAAATGCAAAGTCAGGATTGGATTCGATTGGAGCAAGACGGCATTTGTTAATACGATATAAGTATGGAATAGATTGCGAACGTTCAATGCTAAATACATTTACGCCGTTGATTGTTGTTGCAACGGCCGCTATTTCATCGTCGTTGATGCCAAATTGATCTTTGATTTGTTCATTTGTAAGTGCAATAAAATCATCGGGTGGCGTGGATGGAAGCGGGTCACTCACAATTTGCTCTGGGAAAATTGTTGGTGCAAATGCTTTTTCACTGTAAAAATTTATATTTGGATCAGTGCTTGCACGCCATAAAAATTTTTTCAACAATAACGTTGAAGAATCATCTGTGTTTATCAACGGTCCTTTGTCCGTACTCATCCTTGATTTGGATCAACATTTCCCGGTAAGTTCACTATCCGCAAGTGTTTTTCAAAAGTCAATGTAAGGGAGGATGTCAAGTCCATATGATGCAACCATAGTGAATCTTTCTTCGGGACAGATTCATTTTGCCGACCCGTCCAAACCATGGGGGCCAGACGATTTTCCAAATTTGCCATCCACATCACTGGCATTCACTGCACGTGGTCGCATTGAAGATGGAAATGTGAGCACAATTACATTTACAAATGCAATCACATACGAGAACTATGAACCTACAGCAATACAGGCCAATCTTTTGAAGTCGCTGCAAATCCAACAAGATGGCGTTGTCGTGTATGCCGAACCTCGGGTAGGTTTTGTATCTTCCTTTAGTGCTGCATTTTCACAGCCTATTACTGGATTCGGTCCGTCAAGTATTGGAGGCGCAAGCATATTTGATGTGACTACGCTATCACCAGATACAATTACAAATGCAATCGGCAAATTGGATGCCTGGATTGCAAATGCATTTCTGTATCAACCTCCATCTGTATCCTATGTTGCAAATGAAACAAATGCATTTTATGGCGGTGTGCAGTGGCTGAATCCAAATGTTTACAATCTACTTGATAAATCAGTTCCGTATGTGAACTCTATACTGTTTATTGTTGGAGACCCGTCAACTCCTAATTTTCTTTCGTTTGAAATCAACGATTGCAATTATTTTCCATACAAAACTTATCGCGATGGCATATCACCGGCGTTTTATCCAGTTGTAAAGCTGCGCATATTTACGGATTGTTTTGTGCCATCCGCGGACGTTTTGTATACAAAGCAGGTGATGCAAAATAGATGTGTGCGCATTATTTCGGAATCAGGAAATGCAACGTTCCCAAACAATGGCAAGGTGTTTGCAATCAATCATACAAATGGTGTTGATAGTTACACAACGGTTTCCATTTATTTACCTAATTTGGCTGCGTCATATCCCAAAGATAGTCCGGTCCCAGTGCGTGTTGTGTATTTGAATAAGACGGATGGCGTTGTAAATGTTGCACAGTTTTCAACAATACAGGCAAGTTTTGGTGGACCTGGTCCATTGGCTGCCATTGTGGGCAACAATGCAACTGTGGCTGCCGTTTCGATGGATTGTGTGCGACCAATTTATTCGGATGCCGTGCACAGCATAACAGACCCGTATTTCAGTTCATATCAAACAATGTACACATATAAACAAATGACGACCGCTCATAATGCCGGATTCGGATTCCGTTACGGAATGTCAACTGTAACAGATAACATAAATCTTGTATCGTCAATTAAAGACATACCGTTCATAAAATCTTCACCGTATGTTGCATCCACACAAACGGTGACGCTAAGTGGATTGTTAGCAGGTGCACAATACAGCACGTCGACGGCTGCAACAAATCTTGCAAAGCTTCAGGGGGATTATACAGCGGGTCCAACACTTTCCACGCTTTTTCCATCCACTATAACGCCTCGCATTGATGTTATGTCCATCATTCAAACAACACCAAATTCGTTTTCAGCAAATGGTTCAACGCTTACATATGCATTGTATGGAGGTGCAGGTGCCGGTTGGGCAAACGGAGTAAATGTAAGTACAGATGTTATATTTTTATCGTCAAATACAACAATTCAGTTTCAATTAAATGCGCCAGTGCAGTGGAATGATGCAAGTTTTCCAGGAGATAGAAGCAGTATTACAGTTCAAACAATTTATACAGATATTAACAACCTGACGCATCCAGGCTTGCCTTTAACAGTAAGCACAGTTCAAGAAGATTTTTCACTTGGAACTCCATACAGTGCAATTGATAGCATAAACAGTATAATTGCAACAGTAACTGATTCACAAAGCGACCCAGCAAAGCAAAAGTATTTTTACAATGTTATGTTGGAAGGAACACGCACGATAAGTTCTATCAGTGAAACATTTCAAAAAGTTACATTGGTACTCACAAATCGCACTATTGTTGGAGGTCCAAGTGGTGTTGTACAACTTCAAACGTTTTCCACGCCAACACAACTGTTTCAAACAGATGCATCGAATCCATTTTCTATTCAAGATATTACTGTTGCAAACAAAATAGAGAACGTGACTGCAATATCTGGACTGTATACACCGAGCCCATCCTCCATCATAAAGTTCAATGTTAATACACAAAATATGGCAAATAATTATTTTGGGGGTCACAAGATTGTGGAAACGCAATTGTATCAGGAGAATGTACCAATGGCAGACCCTGTTACAATTTCATCCGGTGTTTTTATTTATCAAAATGCGAGTGAAATCACTGCACTGCCTTTTCCACAAAATAGCACATTGACCCTTAGTTCATTGCAGCTCGTATTTGGAGACAATATATATCAGGACCCATTTTATCCAAATGAATATAACATACATGCCACAGTGTATCCAGGAAATACGACCGCTGCGCCCCTAACAGCAATTTCCTCGCTGCAATCAACGATTTATATTGATACCGTATCACATCCAAACAATTTTGTATCGCCGTTTGCGTCGACCGGCAAACGCATTGTGTCATTATTGCCACGCCTTGAAAATCCAGGTTCGCAAAACAATATGAATGATGGCGTAAATCCAAGCACAATGTGTGTTGGTGCTGGATTAAATGTGGCATTGAGCTCATTTATCAACCTAGTGCTTCCAGGCACGGTGAATTATTCAACCATCCTTAATTACAATCATTATTCGTCCATTAGTAGTATTTATACAGACGTGTACAGTCGTGAATTAATTTATGCAAATGGGCGTTATAGTCATCCCGTTGGACACGACTTTAGTGTATTCAATGGCACAAAACTTGGCGTGCCAAGTGCATTGTATCCAGATTTTACGTACGATTTGATAAACGATGTGAACTTTGGTTGCCGTTATGCATCATTTGCATACGAAACACCGGTGTATTCACCACCTATGATGTTGCAGTATATTAACGTGTTTGTAAACAACCCTAATCTTGTAAGCTCCATTAATGCATCACGTGCACAGAATACAAACAACTGGTTTCCTGATGCTCCTGCAATTGATTTGTATGACTCTAAGATAAAGTTGCACGCAAAGCTATTTGCTGCATACGACGACCAAACAGCACAAACAGTGGAAACATCCTGGGTCAATGTCATTAAATCCCTGGATGAATATACATTTAATGATAACACATTTGATATTGGAGGATGTATGTTTGTTTCAACGTTGGGAACTTCACGAGTAATGTACAAGTCTCAAATCAATCGTCGCGCCTATACGAAGATTTGTGCTGTTGTGCGAATAGGCATTGCATCCGATGGCGGCATCTACAGCGGAGAGCCCATTTCGTTCAGTGACATAAATGTAACATTTTCGGATGCTTAATCAAATGGCGGAACAGCTGGACACAGTAATTGTTGGCGGTGGTATTGCCGGTTTGTCTGTTGCAATTGGACTTGCGCGCCGCGGGTCGCGCGTGACTGTTTTGGAACGGTATCCGGCCTATGGTGGGCGCATTGTGACCCATCGTTCCAACAAAACCGCCGATTTGCCGGCATTGCAGTATGAAATCGGCGCAGGTCGTATACATCAAGACCATACGCGTGCGAATGCACTTGTGCAACGCTATGGTCTTACAAAATATCCAATTTCCACGGATTCAAAGTACAATGACCAGCCAAACCGATTCTTGGATATGATGGATGCATTGCGCGGATTGTATGAAACACAGTCGCGTCGTGCACTTGGTACAACAACAATAGGCGAATTAGTTCCCGACGATTTGCACGCATTGTTTATACAGTATCCATATTGGGCGGAAATATTTATGATGCGTGCGGATTTGGCGTTTGATTTGTTTAAGCCCAGCGGCCCGATGGGTTCTAGGGAGCCAGATTTTTACGGACTCAAAGAAGGCCTGGATGCATTGATATATGGGCGTGTCAAGGACGCACACGAAGCAGGCGTAGATTTACGGAATCGTCATCGTGTGCACGATGTACAGCGATTGGGCAAGGATTTGTTTGAAATTACGGGCGATTATGGAAAAAAAGCAGAAGCAAAACCGTTCAAAATACATGCACGTCGTGTGATAATTGCCACTTGCAGGTGCAGTTTGAGTGGATTCTCGGTTTTGAAAGGCACGCATATGCTCAAACAAACAGGCACAAGTCCGCTTACACGCATATATGCAGTATATCCTAAACCTGTATGGTTCAAAGGGATGGGAAAGATTGTTACGGATTCGCCGCTACGTTATGTGATTCCAATTGATGAATCGAAAGGATTAATAATGATTTCATATACGGATGGAGACGACACAAAGTATTGGAAAGATATGGATGATGCTAAACTTAAAAAAGCTATTGCGGCTACTGTGCGCCGCACATTTCCTGACAAAGACGTACCTGAACCGTTGTATTTACAAAAGCACGAATGGCCGTCTGGATGTACATATTGGTTGCCTGGTACGTATGATGTCAAAGATGCGATGCAAGAGGCAATGAATCCAGGACCCAATTTGTATGTTGTGGGCGAATCCATTAGTCTTCAACAAACATGGATTGAGGGAGCATTGGAATCGGCTGAACAGTTACTTCGTAAATTAACCAAATAAATCATTGTAATTTATAAAAATGACTTATGACATTTTTATATATCTTATTATAGAGAATGGCGGATGCATCTTCCACGACTCGTCGTCGCAAGCAGCGTACACTGTTTGCCGATAAAGTTATTCAGCAAACCAACTTTGAGAAAGGTTGGAAAAACTATATAAAATTGGAGGGCGGGTATCCTGGGTTGGGTGCAATATCGGCCCCGCCATACCTTGACATGATTGATGGTGCTACGGAAACAACAAATGCACAACGGTTAGCATATGTTGATAGTGTGCCTGATAAAGTGCGGGTCCCCGATGCACCATCCAATGTTGTAGCCACCACTGGAAATGCACAGGCATCTGTTTCGTTTACTGCGCCATCCAATGGAGGGTCGCCAATAACTGGATACAAAGTTACGTCAAGTCCAGCAACAACAACGCAAACTGGAACAACTTCGCCTATACTATTTACTGGTCTTACAAATGGCACGTCCTACACCTTTGGTGTTATTGCTACAAACGCCATAGGTGATTCGCCTGCATCAGCACCTTCTAATGCAGTAACACCTGTCACAACTCCAGCAGCGCCTACAAGTTTGTCGGCGACAGCTGGTGACGGCGAAGCATCCATTTCATTTACTGCAGGGAACGACGGTGGTTCTGAAATCACAAACTACGAGTATTCAACTGATGGAAGCTCGTGGACCGCCCTAAGCCCAACAGACGTCACATCGCCGGTTACAATCACCGGACTTACAAATGGTGTTGCATATACAATATATTTGCGGGCCGTGAATGCTGTTGGAAGTGGAGCATCATCATCTGAGGTTTCAGTGACACCTGTTGCAACAACAATTAGTTTTACGACTGTGGGTTCAACATCATGGACGGCGCCTACTGGCGTAACCAGTATTGACTACGTTGTAATTGGTGGCGGTGGTGGTGGCGGCGGCGCGTACGATGTAGGTGGCGGTGGCGGTGGTGGTGGTGGCCTTATACTCAATGGCACAAAGTCTGTCACACCTGGAACAACCTATACTATTACAGTCGGAGGCGGTGGTGCTGGAGGAACTGGTATCGGAGGCGGAGGCGGAGACACAGATGGAGCAAGTGGCAACAGCTCGTCGTTTGACAATGTTATTGCCACGGGTGGTGGTAGTGGCGGCGGCAGTCTAAATAACCGCACAGGCACAGGAGGTGCACAAGGAAATGCTGGAACAGCTACCGCTCCTACCGGAGGTAGAGGAGGACGAAGCAACGGACCTGTCAGTGCTGGAGGTGGTGGTGGCGGTGGTATGGGCAGCGCAGGCACGTCAGCTTCAAGCAATGCAGGAGCCGCCGGCGGTTCTGGTATTACAGTAACTATTGGAAGTACAAGTGTGTCAGGAGGTGCAGGCGGCAACGGCGGCGACAGAGGCTCGAATTATAATGGTGCCAACGGCACGGCAAATACTGGTAATGGCGGTGGTGGTGGAGCCGCAGTGTCCAACGATGGGTCTAGTGGTGGCGCAGGCGGTTCAGGTCGCGTGGTTATCAAATATTAAAATTACACAGTGAAAATAATATTTTCATAGTGTAAGAAATGCAAGATACATACTTGTTCACAATCACATTATGCATAATAATTGCGTTTTATGTATACGTGGGATGGCCCCGTGCACCGTACATTTCAGACATATACTTTATCAATTTGGACAAGGATGTTGAACGCCGCAAGCATATGGAATTGCAGGTCCCAAATGCAAGTCGGTGGCCCGCAGTAAACGGTGCAGATTTGACACCAGATGACATGGCTCGTTACAACGTTTCGGAATCTGTTTATAGTCATCGCAAAAACTGGGACGGCAAAATGCGCAATGCAGGCGTTGTTGGATGCTGGTTGAGCCATGTGACTCTTTTGCGCTATTTGGCAACTACGCGCACCCCCGACCACGCGGCGCATTTGATTTTGGAAGACGATGTTACTGTTACTCCAGCGGCCCTGGGCCCACAATTGTTACAGGATCTTCCAAGCGACTGGGACATTGTGTATTTCGGCATTACAAAACCAAACATTGCCAAAAAGATCACCGAATCGGTATACAAATTGAAATCGCAATCATTATACGGCAAGGGAAACTTTGGCACATTTGCCTACGCCGTACGCCACGGCAGTCTGCAAACAAAAATCCTGCCCTTCTTTACACATTTCCTAAATGCATTTGATGTACAAATCAACCAGGCGTTTGATAACTGGAATGTGTATGCAATTCAGCCAAATGTGATTGTTGCAGATTCTGAACATCAGCCCAAATCCAGCATTGATGAAAATGTTTAGTATACATAAAGAATGAAACTCACACAGAACGTCGTGTTTATAATTATTGTCGTAATTATAACCACGTGTCTATTTGTATATGGTGCACACGATTATGTATTGAATCGTCGTCCTCACGTAAAAGACATTTGGGTCATCAACCTTGACAAGGATACGGAACGTATGGCCGCCATAACAGCGCGCACACAACATATAAGCGACATTGTACATCGTTGGCCCGCCACAAACGGCAAAGTCCTAACGCGTGAAGAGATTCACAAAGAAGGCGTGGGATACGCAATGACACGCACAGGCGACCAAGAAAAGGACAAGGCCGGTGAAATGCGCAATCGCGGCGTTGCTGGATGCTGGCTCAGCCACAAACGATTATTACAACATTTGGCAATACTGGATGTTCCAGAATATTACGGACACCTGATTGTGGAAGATGATGTGGAGTTTCCTGCAGATTTCTTGAAACCCGGCGATGAGTGGCACGCTGTATACAAAACCATTCCTACTGACTGGGATATGGTATACTTTGGACTTACCGAACCATTGGGAAAACCCATAGCGCCACGTGTTTTGCGTGCACGCACCGCCCACGGTGATGGAAATTGGGGGACACACGCCTACATGGTTCGTCACGGTTCTATCAAAACAAAAATCCTGCCTTGGTTATCCTATATGAACGATGCGATTGATGAACAATACAATTTGAAACTGGGGGATTGGAATGTGTATGTTGTAGAACCCGCAATCATTACATTAAATGAAATAATGAGCAAGAATTCGTCATTACTGAAAGTAAATGTAGGAGCCGCAGATACTATGCAAATGACATACTAACCATCCTCTAAGAAAATTGAAACATTCGTCCACCTTTTTTTGCACCAGCAAGTAATAACAGTATGGAAAATCCACAGAAGTGTATGGTATGCGGCGAACAGGGTCATCCTTCCAGTCATTGTCCTGAACTCAACCCGCCCATTAAAGATACTGGAATGCACGGCGAGTCATCTAATGAGGGGCACACGCACCGCGCGTCACCTCACGGCGGGCTAGGTCATCAACACGAGCATTCCCACGTGAAATGGCATCGGAACGACCTGTGTGTGCCATCACATGCTGCAGTGCAATGCCCCCACCCATGTACAGTTCTAGCATAGGTTCAATCAAGTCAACGTGAAGTGCCGGTTTCTTATCCGATTTTTTCCATCCTGCTGCACGCCACGCCGGTCCCCATGTTGTTACACATTGAATCGCATACTTTGAATCTGTATAGACCGTTCCGGTGCATGCAGATTCACGCAAATATTGTAAGGCATACAGAAGTGCACGAAGTTCCGCGCGTTGATTTGTTTGCGCTTCCACCGCTGGCACACTTTCTGCATACGCATGCACTTCTGTTTCATCATTCATTACAACCACAGCATATCCTGCACGTGCACCCGGTCGGCCATTATTTATGCACGAACCGTCACAAAAGACAATTGTATTCATTGCAATTCCCAATAAAAAATATGCAAAATCATTTTTTCGTACTCCTAACCAGAATGGACGCACATACAGCAATTCACATTGGCCATCTTGCCGTGATTGGCCCCCTTTTGACATACGTAGGTCTTGCGCGCGATAACACTCCGGCCGTTATTCTTAACAGTCTTGGTGTCACCGCCGTTGCCATTTTTTTCTACCACTGTTATCGTGCCTATGGTAAGCTCAAGGAAAACAAAAGTGCCTGGGTAAACTGGATTCACATACTGTTTGTCGCCCCACTTCTTTTCTTAGTGGCCTACCTGAAAAAAGACGCAAGTCGTCGGTATTACGAGATGATACTGCTCCTTGGTGTTGCCGCAATTGGCTACCACGGAATCTATCTAGCTCGCGATTACTTACAAATGTAAATAACCCTTACTTTTGTCCTACAGAAACCATATGAATCTTTTCATATGTTTCCTGTGGAACTATGCCCTTAAAGCATGTAATTGAATGGTACAGGTATGCAGAAGAGGATGCAAATGACTTCTGGCAACACTTGCACGATTCGGTTTTACTAAATGCAGGAATCCAAGACTTGAAATGTACACGTGCTACGTGAATGAGCGTATTGGCTTTTGTATGCGTCGAATGGTCACAAAACGGACAATCGTAACTTACACCGGCATATGGATTTGCTTCATTTCCAACAGTGGGCTTGTCGGGATGAATCGTGGCAAGATGATGCAGGAATGATGTGCGCTGTAGGAATTTTTGGTTACAGTCGGTGCACTCAAAGGGAAGGTCTTGCTCGTGATTCTTCTTGATATGGTAATACATCGTGTTCTGCTTTTCACAGACCTTTGGGCAATGAGGGCATACATATGCACCGGAATCGTTCTTGATATATTTTTGGATAACTTCGCACATTTTAAGAATTTCTTGTGGATAGGTGATGGTCACAACGCCTTGTCAATTTTTTCATCGCATCACCAATCTAAACTTGTCACACCCAAAGTAACCAGATGGCCGAACCGCGCATTGCAATTCTTACATTTTGTGTGGGGGCGGATTACACGCGCGCAATGGAACCTGGGCTTGCGTCCAAGCGCGCATACGCAGCCAAACACGGTTACGCATTACATATTGGAGGCGCAGAAGTCTGGGACCGTACACGCCCCGCGCCTTGGAGCAAATTGAACTTCATACAAAAGTATGCAGATTCATACGATTATTTATTTTGGTCGGACGCCGATGTTATTATAATGAATCAGGAGTTGCGCATTGAAGACCACCTGTTTCCTCTGCTGCCCGCGTCGAAAGACTTGCTTTGGTGTACTGATGTATGCGGAAACATTAATAATGGAAATATGCTGCTACGCGGTCGCAGCGCCTGGCTCAAAGATTTCTTGCATCGTGCATATGCTCAATCTGACCTCATAAACCATATTTGGTGGGATAATGCGGGTATGCTACGTTTGTATCACGAAAATGCAGCAGACCGCGAAAAAATAGAAACTACTGCAGACCATTGGAAGTTCAATTCGTATTTGCTGAATGATACGACGGCGGATGGGGGACGATTGTATGAACATGGGGATTTTTTGATTCATTTTGCAGGCGTTTACGACCCGTGGAACATATACCGATATATGACTTACTTACAAAAAGTAACACATATTGACAAAGCATTGATGCAACGTTGGCGTCGTGCCCCACCCAAATCCAAAGCTGAAGCAGACGACGAGCTTAAGCTTGCTGGCGCTTAAGCTTGCTGGCGCTTAAGCTTGCTGGCGCTTAAGCTTGCTGGCGCTTAAGCTTGCTGGCGCTTAAGCTTGCTGGCGCTTAAAAATCTATTCAAAATGTAAGGGATGCAGAAAACGTGGATACTTGTGGCAATAGCATGCATCGTCATGCTATTGTTGTTATACGGGGATACCCGAGGCCGTCACGAACGGTACTTAACACCCGAAAAAGCCGCTGTACTTTCCTACAGCAAATGGCCAACATGGACTACCATTGAACCCCCAGACGATCGCATTCGTATGTTGTGGATTGTACACGACTATGTGCCGTTTGTAAATGCCGGCAGTGAAGTGTGTGCCCATACGCTCAATGAACATTTTATGGCCAAACCGTACAAATATGATATTTGGGTCGCGTGCCCAGGATTTCCAAAGCGCACATACAAAAACATACGGTGTTTTGACCTGTATGACACATCAACATTTTTTGACGTTATGAAAACAACGCACGTCATCCATAGTCATTCGTATTTGTATCGCAAACAGTTGCTATGGTTGTGTCGGCGCACGGGTATACCCTTTGTGGAATGGGTGCATACAGACAATTATGTGCGGGCTGTTGGACCCAAATGGTATGACCCACGCCTTACAGGTCGTCAGTGGACGGTGTTTAACTCCAAGAGTTTGTTGGAATCACGCCCCGATTTGAGCAAAGACCAAACACACGTGTTTATTCCTATTGTGGATTACCGTGCCTATAACATTGAAGACGAAAAGCGAACACCCAAATACGTAACACTCAGTAACGTAAATGAAAATAAGGGCGGGTCGTTACTTATACAATTAGCAAAAGCACTCCCGGATATGGAATTTGTAGGTGTGATTGGTGGATATCGAAGTCAACTTACAGGTGCCGGCATACCGAATTTGAAGTATGTCCAACATACAACCGAAATCAAGGATGTGTATGCACAGACGTGGGTACAGATAATGCCCAGTAAAGAGGAAACGTGGGGGCGCACGGCCGTAGAGGCCATGTCTTCCGGTATTCCTGTGATTGTAGCGCCCACGCCTGGTCTTCGTGAATGTTGTGGGGAAGCTGCGATTTATTGCGATCGCAGCGATTTGGAGTCGTGGGTAACAACGCTTCGAAAACTCAAGGATGACAAGGAATTTTACAATTCCCAGTCCCGCAAAAGTCTTGAACGCGCCCGTGCGTTAGACCCGCTTCCCGAGCTTGAACGCATTGAAAAATGGTTAGAGACCGCGGTGATTCCTTCCAAAACATCGGATTATGTGGAACCGACTTGGTTTGAAAAAAATATGCTCTTTCGTTAGAAAAAGATGCCCGCTACACGCAAGAACATGCGCCGCAACAGCCGCAAGAACACACGCCGTAATAATGCCGCTGCCCCTATGGCCGGCGGTATGGCCACAACGGGCACACGCGCCCAGGTCTTCCACGGCACAGCCAAGCACACCAGCGGTGGCTTGACAAAGTCCGACTTGTTCATGAACAAGCGCGGTCGCATTGTGAGCCGCAAGGCCAGCGCCGCTGGCAAGAAGGCTTTGAAGCACCTCACAAAGGCCGGTTACAAGGCCAAGAAGGGTACATTCAAGCTCTTCAAGAAGCATTAAATATATGGCTAATTTAAATTTGATTATATAGTATATGTTAAATATAATATATAATACTACATTGTAACGTTTATTTGGCAAACGTTGTTCCAAATGTTAATGGGGCCACGCCATAATTTGTTTCGAATTCTTGTAAAAACCTGAGCCAACCAACACAATATTCGTACTTAAGATGCAAAGGTGGTATATCTTCATCTTTGTGTGAACTAATCTGAATCGGCGTTCTTGCAAGTTGTGCAATCCGTTTATCCATTACAAAACCGTCCGGTAACGCTTCATTTTTCATTATTTGATACAACAGACATTGCACTTTATTCATAGCATCTTCGATTTTATACATAGTTTGCGTAATGGTGTTTAAATCACGTCTTCCTTGCAACATATCAGAAAACATTTCTTTGATATCATTTCGATAAACGGATTTGGATTCCTCTCGGGCTAAGATGGCATCAAACTTGTCTATGGCTCGTTTAGTCGCTATTGGAGATAAGGGTAGTCCAGATGGAGTAAAAAACAATTTACCTAATTTCATACATTTTAACATTTTTAATAATTTTTCAAGTACAATTTTAAAACGATGAAAAAAGACTCCCAATATTTTAACTTCTTCCATGTTTGTTACACGTTCCCATACTTCTTCCTTTTTTTCAAGTTGCTTTGAATACCACTCCATAATACCATATTTTGAAAATTCATCTAGAGTTTCAAACTCCTGACGTTCACCGGTGCTGTGTAATTGACCACTTTGTTTTCCACGGGCATGAAGTTTATAGTATTCGCGACCATAGGTTGCAGCCATTAACTTGTCATTACTTAAAAAGTCTTTGCAATCCAATGCGCCGCCACGATGACGACGTGTGCGGTGACGACGTCGATGTCTTTTATAACGGGTGGTGGCCATCTATTATTCAAACACAAATTTCGGTAACCCAGCGAAGTTTCGGGTCCACCGCCAACGCAAACTGAATTTCAAAGCATCGTTCCACAATCTTGGCATCTTTGTTTACCCCTCCAGCTGCTAATAGCAATTCATAATCGCGCAATAGGGTTGCGTTTTTCTTTTTGACGGCATCCACAAACCACGCGGTGGTTTTATGCGCCAATACGTCCGCGTGTGCCAACAGTGCTTCGCGCAGCCGTTCTACATGCATAAACGGTCGATGTGTGGCCGCAGTACGTACAATTCGATGCCGACTGGGCCACATATCCGAAAACGCCGCAATGTAGCGATTTGCAATCATTGCCGGGTCTTCCTTAAATTGTATTGGTTTTGCGTGGTTTATTTTATTAAAGTACGCAATCGCATCGGCCTCATCACGAACGTTGATTTCAGTGTAGGTAACATTGAAATCAGCGGCGCATAGCGTGCCCGCAAAATGGTCTTTGAGTACCGAAACGCGATGCTGTCCATCTACAATATAACGCTGTGTAACAATTATACCAGATGCATCCGGTTCCTGGTAACAGACAAGTTTATAGCCTGAATCCAGTAGATGCGGGTTGGTTACGGACGTCTTAATAGATTCCATATGTGTTTTGTCCAGGATACGGTTTCCTTTCCAAATTGGGATACTAATCAGGGTACGAGCACTCATAAGCCCCAGCACGGAACCATCTGCATATGTATGAAGTGTAGTTGACATTTGCGTCTTGGCGGCGAATGATTACCAGAAATCAAATTTTGTTATTTTCAACATAATTCCAGATTGCGTAACCTGCCGCAGCGCCGATTGCAGAAACAACGGTCCCCCAAGCAATATCTGTGAAAAACATATGCCACGTCCAACGGCTAAGAGTCGCCATATTGGTAGCATCATAAAAAGCGTATAGGAAGAAACCAATCACAGCGCCACACATTGCAGCGCCCCCAATAGATTTTGCAGATTCTACCGCTCCATGGAAAATGGCGACTGCAAGTAATATGTAAACAATGGTTGCCGCTGCAAAGTTCGCCGTCAACGGCGATTTTTGGATTGAGTAAAATAGCGTTTCGTGATACTGCTTTCTCAACGTAAGCCATCCGGCGTCTAACGCAAGCACAGCAATTAACGTGCCGACTGTCGGGAATATAGTTTTGAATTGGATATTCATCCCTCTAACGTACGGTTTATTTTTTATCCACAATCACCGATTGTCCGTGGTCGTTATGGGGACAGATTTCTGGCCAAACCACGTACATTTTCCATGTGCGCCATTTATTGCGTAACATAACATCCATTGGGTCCGACATATACTCCACATACTTACAAATCTTGGGCAGCGACCCGTGGCGCACCACGTATGCAAATCCACCCACATTGCCCTTATCGTTCAAATGACGGTGCAGGCGACCAGATACTGGCCGTAAATTGGGAAACGTCACACCGAGCTGGACAATGTCCCAATCATCTGGTAGCTCGGCGGCTACGGCATTCCATTGGGTCCAAAAATCCGGTGGCACATAGGCATCATCCTCCAAAATCAAATGCGCATCCCCACTACGCGCTGATTGTGCAGCCAAGTGGTTCAACAGCGACCGATGTGAAACATAACACCCCAACAATCCTGGTTGTTTATGTTCCTGACCATACTTGTAAATGTATTTACTTAATTTCATCGTCGTCAAATCGGCTTCACGAATGGTACGACCATTAAACGCCGGCCAGCGCACCACATCCAGGCGCGCCGCACGTGCCGCCGTCATAAATTCTCCAAGGCGTTCCACGGACGAATCCATATTAATGACGTGTGCTGACACTAAACGTCTTGGACCAGATTGTAAGTACCGCAGCGCAAATAACAGCCCAACTGCAACGCATAATAGTAAGACGTACGACGTCTTCATCCCTACCCTATTGTACTACTTTTTTCCAACAACAGTGTTCCCGTTTTTACATACGCAAGCCCCGTTTTTGCCATACTGTTAGGCAATGAATCCAACGGCTTATGCCAAAACAACTTCCACGTTGTTTCGCCGACTCCAGTTGCTACAATTCCAACATCCGATTCAAGTGTTGCACGCACCAATTCGGACCAATCGCCTGCAGGTGGTGTTGGAAACAAGTGCTGTGGCATATGTTCCAGGACTTTATAAGCGTTTGTCTGTAATTCTGATGTGCGCAATACAGGGAAAAAGATTGCCTCGGGAATGGTTGCGTGCAAATGACCGACCCAAATACGCGTGAGCACAATGCGGGATGAATGTACCAGCGAATCCATAAAACTATGAAATGACGGCGGCGGCGCAGGACATCCCGTATCAAACACCACCAAGATTGTGCCGCCCATACCCTGAATCATTGTAGCCAACAATGACCACTCTTTGGGACTCTGTGGGCGAATCACCATATTCCATGCGCATTCGGCTTCTATTAGGCGCACGTTTGATGTGCCGCCACACACAAGAATTTTGCACGTGTATTGTGTGCCAGATATATATTCCCATGGAATCCAAACTTGATCCGGTTCTGCGATTAAAAATACATTGCGGCCGACAAGCGATGCCCCGAATCCTTCAAGCTCCATCCTTATCTTTTTTGAGAGTCTTAACTAAAGAAATGGACGCAACAAAGCCGCTGATTGCAACAATTGCTGCTCTGGGTGTTATGGATGCAATTTATCTATACTTGCGCCGCAACTACCACAATAATCTGTTTCACAGTGTTCAAGGCTCCCCGTTAAATTTGCGACTTTTCCCTGTGCCGTTCATTTATTTGCTGCTTGGATTTGCAATTTACTATGTTGCACTCAAAGGTACAAAACGTCTTAGCGTCGCACTTGCCCGAGGCGCCGCCGTGGGCTTTTTCATGTACGCATTTTACGATTTGACAAACTACGCAACACTTACAAATTGGACAGCCGAAATGATGACAATGGATACATTGTGGGGAACATTGTTATCCGCGGCTGCTGCTGGCATCGCTTGGTACGCGATGAAAAAATAAAGCAGGTGATAAAGTAAGATGGCGTCATTGGATTTACGTCCGTATGGAATAACCCACAAATTAAAACCGGCCGATGGCGTGTCGGCGATTTTGCCGTCCGATTTACAGGCGGTATACACATCTGCAACAAAAATACGGATTGGGCCATATTCATACGAAACGATTCGAGAACTGGGGCGTGGTACAAACGGTATAACATTTTTGTGCAGGGATGCAGCGGGTACTTATGTGGCTATAAAACGTGTTTTAAATGTTCGAACACATCTGATGATGCGCAATTTTATCACAGAATCTGTAATGCAAATTATACTTCAGCGGGAAAGTGCTGGTCAACCAAATGGACCCTATGTGCCTGAAATTTATACTATTGGATTTGATTCTGGGGCAAAAGAAGGGTATATATGTTCACAATTAATGAATAATACACTTAAGGCTCTAACAGATGCAAATGTTCCGGAAATAAATGATAGTATAATTCCCAATGCAATCAAACAAGTTGCGTCCATATTAAAGTTTTTTGGTTCACGGCTTGAATTCAATCATCGTGATTTGAAAGGTGACAATGTTATGTATATTCGCGACAACGATGCACAACCCATTTTCAAATTAATTGATATGGGCCATTCGTGTTTGACGTGGAACGGACTAAAATTAACGGGGTCGGCGTATTACGGTGCTTCTGCGTGTTTCAAAAAAGACCGTGATTTAGCACAACTTCTTTTGTATTTACACAATTTTACACAGAATGTGAGTCCGCGTCTTCGTGGACATATACGCGCGCTGCTGCAGGCCAATGTGGCAGGCGATCACACGTGCAATGTTACAGCAGGATGCCCTGCAAACGGTTTGACAAATTGGTCAACATCATACAAATTTATTGATCGTGCAAATGTACGATTTGAACGCACGTCGCCAAATGAAGCCGCGGCGGCAATGAATACATTTTTACATCCGCCTGTATTACCTGTGCAAAGCGTGGTCCCTGTGCCTACAGGCCCAGTCGCAAAACGTATATGCCCGGCTGATAAAGTATACAATCCGGCAACGGGTCGTTGTGTGAAACGCACGGGTGCTATTGGACGCCGCTTACCAGTGGACAGCGATGCAACGGAACCGGATATAATGCCACCTGTCCGCGTGTGTCCCGCCGATAAAATCATCAATCCAGCAACGGGTCGATGTGTGAATCGCTCAGGACCTCTTGGTCGTCGATTATTGAAAACACAGGGCGACCTTTGAACGTTGATGCCGCAAAGCGACATCTCCAACTGGTCTAAATCGATTATTGACTACTAATGTAGAAACACCATGGGATGTATGATGAGCAAAAAGATGGTTGATACGATGGAAAAGATGGGCGATGCCGTGGGCGATGTACTTCAAGCCCAGGCGGAAAAGGTTGCAGAAAAAGTGGCGGCAGAAGTTGTAGAAGTTGCCACAGAAGTTGCTGAAAAGGCTGCAGATGCGGCTGTAGCGGCGGTTGACCAGGCTTCCGATGCAGCCAAAGATGCCGCCGAAGAAAGCATTCAGGCGGCATCCGTTGCGGCTGCAGAAGTTATTGCCGATGTCAAGGCGGACGTTGTGGACGTTGTAAAGGATGCAGTCGAAGATGTAAAAGAAGCGATTGAAGAGAAAGTGGACGATGTGAAGGACGCAATTGAAGAGAAACTGGACACGATTGTCCCAGTGCCCAAAAAAATCCAGCCACGGTTTAATGTATAAAAAATGAACTTTATTTGAAACTTGGAATCATAGCAAGATGCCTCCAAATTTTAAAGTATTTCACCAAAAACGCCGGTATGGCAATCCGACGCCACCCCCGCCTGGTTTGGATTGGACGACCGCAAAAATATCCTTTGATGCGCGCCCTCGTACTTTACAACGCAGCGCAGACTTGGAATTCACACATCCTATTCTTGAGGATGTGTGTAATGCACGTGAATTTTGGGCGGCCTGGTTAACCCATCTACCATTGTCCGAATTCAAACTCACAATTGTGCCAACCTACACATCTCTGGGGCTGCATCCGTCATTTATGACATTCTTTGATGGCTTTTGGCAAGTGATGAAAGAAGCAGTAAGTGGCACATTTACGCTTTCTCCCGTTCTGAAAACACTGGTAATCCGTTTTACGCCCCACGCCCATTTTGTGACCAGCGCAGGACGCGTGGAAAAACGCAATTATGGCCCATTGGATTTATACAGGCCAACAAGCATCGGTGATATGATTGCGCACGATTTGTTTGATTCGCAGGGAATGTATTGGCCGACAATCGAAACGGTGGAATTGCCGTCACAACTTGTGCAAGCGGCGCGTCACGCATATCCTGAACACCCAACGCAGGATTATGCACTGGGTGCAGCGTGTGGAATTTCGCTACGTCGTATGTTTCCATTTGCAACTATTATTGTAAATGGAATCAATGTGCCGGACATTACGGTTGTGGATTCGTTATTGAAGGTTATGTCGGTGCGCGGCGTGTTTGATACGTTTTAAGTGTTGTTACTCGTTAACCTTAAAATATTTCTGCAATTTCTTAGCACCACGCGTTGTTCTATCGGGAAGAGTGTCAACTTCAGCAGCTGCATGAATTATTTGGATTATATCTGATTTTAGTTCCTTCTCCATAAATTTTGATTTTGTAAAATCCTCATTATCTATCAAGAAATCTACACTTTCAATATATGTATTTAGAACTGCTTCTCTTGAAGTAAACATGGCCTCTACCAAACGTTCTCCAATACCAACAAATATTGCCTTTTTTGCCAAGTAAGCTTCTTCCGTGTTCTTAGATTTAAAGAATAAAAATCCGCCTTCTTTTTCTCTGTAAATGGCTTGATTGCTAACGCGTTGACGTTGGGTGCGACGGCGATTTTGACTGCGTCGCGTGCCTTTCTTGCAAGGCCTCCAACGACGTTTTGTAAGGCAAAGCATCGGGGTTGTTTGCTTCCATCCTTTTATGTATTTTTTGTATTCCTGTGCCTTTTTCGGGTCGTATTCCACAATGTAGAAACCATGCGAATCTTTGTAGACCGACGACGAACCGTCTTTGTATGTTCCGTAATCTTTGGTGCCAACAAGCATTTCTAATCGTGTCTTCGATTTTATGGACAAATTTGATTCCTACATGACGATAAAAGAAAAGGCAGCATGCCGCCTAAAAAAGTCACTGTTGCACCTACAAATTCCATCGCATCTGTCTTTGCGACAGCTGTAAAGCAAAAAAGTGTGGTGGCACACCAAAAAGCGCAAGTAGTCGCCGAATCCAAACAAGATAACACATTATCTTCTTTGGATGCAACTGTGCAGGCATTTTACGATTCACTGAAACCCAATGAACGAATTGCGCACGAAATTGCAGTTGAAAAACTGGGAACAAGTTATGACGTTACGCGGACACACGGGTTTGTGAAGTGGCGTGCAGCACAACCAAAAAATTAGGCCGGTGCTGATACGGAAACTGTTGGTGGCTCGCGTGTTCCTATGATTTCACGCAGCATATGTACGTGTTTTTTGGATGCATTTGATTGAATGTCCGTAATCCATGAACGCAAGTATTTGTTGCCGTCCATCACATTGGTTGCTTGAAGTAAATCGGCAATAGGAACCCAACGAATATCGCGAATTTCATAAGCAGGCCCAGGGCGCAAACGCACGCCATCTTTTGCAACAGCGTAGCGAAATAAGTACGATTGCGAACCTTTGGATACACGGAATGGTTTGTTGATGACCACATAATCATCCGGGACAAGACCCGTTTCTTCACGACATTCGCGGACTGCGGTTTCAATGTCATTGGCATCTATTTGTTCACGATGGCCCTTGGGAAACCCCCATTTGCCGGAGCGTGCATCATTGATAAGAAGTGTGGAAGCATAATCGGAGGAAAGAAGAATAAAGCCGGCGCCGGAATAAGACATTGGGATCGCGAGTCCTAGTTATGTCCACGATAATGTCTTTTAGATTGACGCCCGCGTTTCAAATTTTTTCGCGTTTTGCGACGGGTACCACCTTTGATTCCTGCAGCAGCTTTTGCATTTGCTTTGGCTTTTCGTTCTGCAATTGCATTTGCAAGGAATCTGCTAAACGTACCTTCCAGTGAAGCTTCTTCACCTTCTTTAATTTTCTTTGACAAATGTGTGGTCCAACAAATCATTTGAATATAAAGAACCATCGTTTCCTGTGTATCTTTCAAATCTTGAATGATTTTTGCTTTTGCTTTTTGTTCTGGTGAGTTTTTTGCCATTGACCGCATTTCTTGTTCGCTTTGCTGAATTTTTGCATTTAATGAACTTATGTATGCAGCATTAAATACTCCTGTATACCCTGTTTCGCTATCAGCCAAAAACATGTGCATATTTTCAAACCAAACTTCGGCACGGTGATTCAAAAAATCAACATACAATTGACGATTCTCATCAATAAATTCGTGTTCGGCTTCAATCGCCGCCGCCCTTTTTTGCTCATTTAATTTATCATTTAATGCACTTAATTCTAAAGGCGTCATCATATTTTTAAACAGATTTATTTCAAAATCTTGCGGATCAAACATATATTTTGATTCATAGTTTTCCCTTTGAGGAAAGTAGATTGTTCGATAAACTTGCCCTGCTGCAGCATTTCTATTAAATTTATTTTTTGTGACCCAGTTGAGAGGCAATCCAACTTCTGTAAGCAGTCTTGCGTTTTCAGGGTTTACAACAGCTGGCGCAGAATCGTTGCCCTTTTCCAACATAAAATCAAGAAATAATTCAGGTAAATAGTCGCAGCGTAATGGTTTTCGAAACAAAAATTGCTTATATCCAGCATCATATGAATTATAAATTGCTTCACGCTGCAATTGAATTGCGCGCATAGCAGTGGTACGTGTTTTCTCATTTGAGGAATCACCATATTCGCCGCATGATGAAAAGATTAAAATACGCGGCGATGCGTCTGTGACAATTTTGTTTACAACAATCTCATTTGTTTGACTTTTTGTTTTTAGTAATTTATCAAATAAATTTGACGTATCAAAGTAGGATTTAATATTTGTTAAAGGAAGGTTGGGATTTTGATTTTTTACAACATTTGCCGCTTTTGGAAAGGGTGCGCCTGCAATGGGTTCGACAGCCGCAGCGCTTGCCGCTGCTTCGTCCGATTCTTCATCGGATTCTTCATCCGCTTTTGGAAAACGATACACGCCAAACCCTCGATACGTTAATTTATAATGCATTTCTTTTGCTGTTTGTGGTTTTTTGCCTTTTCCTTTTGCAGCTGCTGCAACGGGAACGTCTTCGTAAAAAATATCACTCCCAAAAAGCAATGTACGTTTTGGAACAATCATCCCAGGTAAATAAATAATAAAGTTTTGTAAGACAGCAATATATTCTTCCGGTTCAATAACTCGATTTGAAAAATTTACTATATCTTTGAGTTCATCGCTTTCAGAATGTAATACCTTTGTTGTTTTTAACAATTCAATAAACTTGGTTTTATTTATCGGTTGTAATAGATTCCACAACGGTTTATCAATTGTTGTGGTGCACAGACGACCAACATCAAGTGTTTCAATTATAAATGTATTTGCAGGAACTTCATAACTATACGTAGATTCTTGCGGTTCTTTTGATGGAGAGAAGTCGTATCGTCCGTGAGAAGAGATTAGAATAACATCACAATCATTGTCGGGAACAAGCTTCCAAAATTTATTAAACATCTTTTTGGCAGCAGTTTGATTTTTCGCCGGTGCAACGTATTCGATTCCCGTTGGAATTGTTGGTTCAGCCATCTCTACTATAGGGTTAAAGATTTAACATATGAACCATACAAATGCAAGCAACAACTATGATAGGTGGGGGCGGTATGGGTAATATTATGGAATTGTTCAAAATGCAGGTGTTGATGAAATATATGGGCGAGGCCAGTACACCAGCAATGTCCTTTATGTTTATGATTCTTATGTCATTTTACGATACATTAACAAAACAGCTTCCGTATATTACTTCGTTCATTGCACTCTGGGTTGCAGCAAAATACCGGGCTCGTTATGCACCATCAACACAGGCAAAAAATGCCATTGAACCTCCAAAACAAAAGCAAGTCCGTAGTTTCATACAATTTGAGCGCATTGCGGGGTCCACGATTGTGGATCCGCGTATTGATGCGGTGATACACTTTGTTTGTAATTTACCGGACGCCCAAAGTCTGCGCTTCAATGGTATGGAATTTATGCCTAATTTCTCAGGACCGCTGTTGATTGATACGGACATATGGTTCGAAACACTGCCGCTGTCGGCATCTGCCGCAGTTTCACTTACAAACAATCAAACGGGCAGTGCAAACGGGAAACAAGGCATTGAAGGTATTGTGTATAAACTCAGTTCCTATGACCACGACATACGATATATTCACAAGTTTGTAGAAACTACGATTTACAATTACGAACAGGAAAAGAAAAACAAACTGGGGAATGAAATGTATTACTTTGACCACGTGACATCTGTAGGAAAGGGTGCGGGTCGTGCGCCCGTGCCAAACGGATTCTGTGCATTTCGTAAAAGTAAGTTTCAATCAAATCGTATGTTGGATAATGTATATTTCAAGGAATGCGATGATTTGAAAGAGCGCGTAGACTTTTTTATGCGCCGCAAGGATTGGTATGATGCCAAAGGTGTGCCACATACGCTTGGAATTGTAATGTGGGGACATCCAGGCTGTGGGAAAACCAGCACAATTAAGGCAATTGCTAATGAAACCAAACGTCATATTTTCAACATTTCACTTAGCCAAATTACAACTCGTGAGGCCCTGAAAGATTTGTTTTACAACGATGTTGTGAACATATACACGGGCGATAAGATTGAGCAACTCACAATACCGATTAAGCAGCGATTGTATGTAATTGAGGATATTGATGCAATGGATTCGGTTGTTATTAAACGTACGCCTGAAGATTTGGCACGCATTGAAGAGGAGCGTCGCAAAAAACGTGAGGAAAAGGAAAAACTAATGAATCAACTTGGTCGCAGTGGGTTTAATGATAAAGAAGAGGACGAGTTGGATCTGGCTACACTGTTAAATGTGTTGGACGGTGTGCGTGAAACACCTGGGCGCGTGATTATATTGAGTACTAATTATCCTGAACGGCTGGATGAAGCGTTGATGCGTCCTGGGCGATTTGATATTATTATTGAGTTTGCCAAACATAGTTGCGATGTATTGCGGTCGCATATTGAAAAGTTTTATGAACGGACGCTAGTGGAGGCTCAGTGGGCCGCGCTAAACGTGGCGGCCCTGGATAAAAAGTGGACGCCAGCCGAAGTAAGCCAAATCTTGTTTAAGCATATTCACAATATGGATGCTGCTGTGACTGAACTGGTGGAAAAAGAACCCAAGGAGTTGTTCAGGTTTAGTCAACTTGCACCAACAACGGAGTCGTCGCCGGCAGTTACACCACCTGCCACATCACATTCGCCTTCGGTAGAAATTCAGGACATATTGAAACAAATGAAAGAATCCGCGGAATTGACCCATGAAAAACTACAACAGGCTGTTATGACAAAACATAATGACATGGATATGTCTTCTGTATCCCAGCGCATTGCAAAGGGAACTGCTTCAACCACAGATAAAGAAGTCGCGTCAGAATTTGAAACGTATACAAAAGCGGGCAATGATGGTTTGCGTCATCGGGGTGCCAAAGTATCAAGTCAGGAATTTGAAACGTATACAAAAATTCGCAATGCAGGGTTGGGGCAATTGAAAACTGTCGGTGATAAAGAACAGGTGGAAGGTTGGAAAACCCTTACAGGATTCAGTGGGTCGGTGTTAGTAGAAGAGACTGATGGTGAACTTGGTGGCCTTGCAAATGATTCCTATGGCACACTGAGTTTTAATGAGAATGCCGATACACACGCGTCATATCAAAACTTTATTGAGACTCAACGGAAGGCGCATGAAAGTCGACGCAAAGAGTTTGATGAGTTATTACGGTTCAATCCAAATTCGAAACATTGTGTACTTGAACCCATTGAAAGTTGAAGTTTTTCTGGCGCCCGCGCCACAAAATTGAAGCAGCCTTTTGGTCTAAAGCCAGCCTGTGTGGAGAACCTTGTGGAGGTGGCTCCAATTAGCAGGGGTGGCCGAGTGGTTAAGGCGTGCGACTCAAGTTCGCATAGAGCAATCTGCAGGGGTTCGATCCCCCTTCCCTGCAACCCACCCGTTTAGCTCAGCCGGTAGAGCGTTCGGCTTTTAACCGAAATGTCAGGGGTTCGAGCCCCCTAATGGGTACAAACGAGCAGAGATGACCGAGTGGTTAAGGTGCTTGCTTAAGGCGCAAGTGGAGCAATCCGCAGGGGTTCAAGTCCCCTTCTCTGCAGCCTACACCTCCGTCTGGGGTCAATCAGACAACTAAGCAGGGATGACCGAGTGGTTAAGGTGGAAGGCTTAAGATCTTCTGGAGAACATCCGCACGGGTTCGATCCCCGTTCCCTGCACTATACCGCCGTCTGAGGTTAATCAGACAACTAAGCAGGGGTGGCCGAGTGGTTAAGGCGTGCGACTCAAGTTCGCATAGAGCAATCTGCAGGGGTTCGATCCCCCTTCCCTGCACTTTACCTCCGTCTGGGGTTAATCAGACACAGTGCTCCTGTAGCGTAGTGGTAGCGCATGGTCCTTATAACGTTATAGTTATGTATGGGAGGCCGAGGTCGCGGGTTCGACCCCCGCCAGGAGCAAATTCCAACCATTTTTTTATTGCTTTTAAGGCTATAAAAAAATGAATAATTTTTGTTGCATCCAATAAAACCTGTATAAAACCATGGGATATATTTATCAGATCCGAAACACCGTTAATAACAAAAAGTATATAGGTGAAACAATTCAAGATCCTGAAAAACGGTGGAAAGAACACATGTATACAATAAAACAAGGTAAGAATTGTTGCCCAATGTTGGCAAAAGCAGTTAATAAATATGGCCTGGACAAGTTTGAATTCAAAGTATTGATTATATGTTTTGATGAAGACAGACTACATTATGAGAAACAATATATTGAAAAATTAAATACAATTGTGCCGAATGGTTATAATGTTGCAAAAGGAGGTTATGGAGGCGGTGCATTCATTGGAAAGAAACACACTGAAGAAACAAAACAACGTTTACGAGAAATAAACAGAGTGCGATATGCAGAATTGTCCGACGAAACGAAGCAAAAGATTATTAATAGTACAAGGACTCCAGAAGCACTTGAAAAACAACGTGAAGCAATGAAAAGAGTTTATGCAAAGCCATCACAAAAACGCAATAGAAATAAATTGAGTGAAGAAACAAAACAAAAAATATCAAAATCCATAAAAGGCAAACAACATACAGATAAAACAAAACAAAAGATTCGTGAAGCTGCACTTAAAAGAACATATGAAGCACATACATCTGAATACAAAAAACACCATTCAGAAGTCATGACAAAAATCAGAGGCAAAAAAGTATATCATAATCAACCTTGGTTAACTTTACCCATGTATCTAAATTCAAATCGGTATGTTTTTTTGGCTAGGCACGATGGGTACTTTAATCCACCACAACCTGCCAATGCGGCTGCAGGGTCGCAGCCCCCAACGAAACGGTTGATATATACAACATTGGATGGCGTACAGCATACAGAAGATGCCACAGAGTTTAACATATATGCATATATTCCTCCAGAACTTGATCAAATTACTTCTAGGTCGCCTTTGGCGGGTCAGTATTTGGAGCCATATCTTGTATTAGGTGGCGTTGAGGGGGTGCGTGATAGAATAGCAAAAATAACGAAAAAAATGGCGAAGGATAGACGAGGTCCTCTTGTCACCTTTTTTAGCAAAGAGGCTGCCGCGGCCGCAGGCAGTGGCTCAACAGGTGGTCGTAGAAAGACACGTCGCAGACGTAGAACATATAAGGGAAAAAGGGCATATTAAATTTTATAGTCATAAATGATATTTGGCATAAAGTCATACAACAATTAAAATACAATGAAGTCTGTTTGGCTCTTACTTTTTTTGACGACGACAGCAGCACAAGAACAATATGACCGTAAATTATTGCCATATTGTGATAACATTTATGCTTGTCGGCGTAGGCGTGTTGCCGAGGTAAAACTATATGGTCACGGGCGCCGTTTGTCAACAGGGTACGATTTTATACAACCGGCAGAAAACGTACAAAATGCCACACATACAACATTGCAATTGCATGCCTTAATCAACGACGTCTGTGATGCACCGACCGCAATGTCCCATGTGACCCATAGCACAATCCTTCATCCACACAAGCTTTCTACAGGTGATGCGCGCCGCGTAATGATTGCCCCCTCCTTACACAACCCTGCATTGTTTGATCAATCTCATATATGCGGTCGTGTTGGCACAGGGTTTGGCAGTGGTTTCTTTTTACTACGGGCCATGGGCGAAGCGGCGCACGCCGGCGCAGCACATGTACAACTCTCCAATGCATCAATTGTTAGTCACACACTGCAGTTTTTAGGGCAGCGTTTATTATCGCACGGACCCATAACACTTGAAAATACCCATAAAATACATCGTACTCATAAACACAAAAATGGAACACTGATTCATAGTCGTACAAATGAGCCGACATATGCGTGGCCCTGGATGAATGAGCAGAACCCAACAGAAACACTGAAACACGCTGGATTTTTTGTGTATGCGTGGTGCTCCAAAACAGCCGGCGTAACATTAGCATATGCAAATTATGGCGGTCCCATTCACCTGGAACTGTCGTCGTTGCCTACACTTCCTCGTCACGAATACATACTTACAGCCGGTCCATATCAATATCGCGCATTTCGCAGTCAAAAACAACAGCTACCGCAACCTGCGCCACGACCGCAACCACCAAACATTGGAGCTCCAAGACTTATGTTTGAAATGCAGACTATTGCACTAAACGGTATGCCTATAATCATACCCAATGACAAGGGTGTCTATGTAACAGAAGCGCCAACATTGTTAGAAGGCGAAAGTCCACAAGAGGCGACACAACGTATTCCGATTCCAAGTTATAGTTATGGATTTATTGTCCTTGAAAATGCACGTGTGTCTGCGTGTAGCAGTTATATGCGTGGTAGCTTAAGCACAAAATCTCCACAATACATATGAGGTATGGATGATGTTATTGGCCGGCTTATTTTGGAAAAACGCCTGCTTGGTGACGTGTATCAAATGAATGACTTGCGCTACGCAATGTATGCACGCGACAGCCATATTTTTCTGAAAGCGGTGGAACATCATACGGGAAATTATAACACCGTGTATGTACACATTGAACCCAATTCGCAGGCAAATGACACATATTACAGATTCAAGATAACAATGTATGATGCCACCAAATCGCCCATGAGTTTTTTCACAGTTGCAGGCAGTCGTTAATACAAATTTGAAACCTCCTTCAAAAGATATTTATATAAGATATAAATGTCTGTTGAATTAGCAAAGAAATGGCAAGATGCATGGAACACAGTGTTAGATTCTCAGGAAAGTGATGAGATAGCACAACTAGATGCATACATTGATGAATTCAACGTGCCTTCACAAGCAATCAAACGTCTTTTAATTGCGACGCAATCCATCATTAGCGGTTCGCTGCCTTTGCAAGCAATGTTAAAAGAGCGTTGGGCAGGCAGTGATATGGATATATATGTCCCAGCCCAAATAGGTCATAAAATTTCCTATTGGACTGGGCTGTTTACCGCATTTGACTACAAATTGCAAAGCGTCGAAAGGCCGGATTTAAATACGTCAATGGTTTTTTTCTTTACTTTGACGAAAATTTGAAACCACATGAATCCACAACACATCCAACAATCAAAATGTCAACCACACTTGTTATTGTAGAATCGCCTGCAAAATGCAGTAAAATCCAGAGCTACCTTGGCGATGGATACAAAGTCCAGGCAACCATGGGGCACATTCGTGCACTGGATGAAACACTGGATTCTGTTGGAATTGAGCGTGGATGGGAGCCGACCTACGTGGACCTTGCGAAAAAGAAGGACGCAATCAGTAAACTCAAGTCTGCAGCCAAAGGATGTCGTGTTATCCTGGCCACAGACGACGATCGAGAGGGTGAAGGCATTGCATGGCACGTGTGTGCGCTGCTGAAACTCAATCCGGCCACTACGCCTCGCATTGTATTTCACGAAATCACACGACCCGCAATTCAGGCCGCCATGGCTGCACCGCGACTTCTGGATATGAATAAGGTCAACGCACAGCAGGCACGCGCAATGTTGGATTTGCTGGTCGGCTTTTCAATTAGTAAAGTTCTTTGGAATCGCGTTGCACCTCGTCTTAGCGCCGGTCGATGCCAGACACCTGCACTGCGTCTTGTTGTGGAACGTGATGCGGAAGTGGACGCGCACGTTGCGTCGGGATACTGGAAACTGTCTGGAACGCTGAACCATCCTACAAATCCACCACTCGGCTTTCAGGCCGCAGACGACCTTCCAACGGCAAAGGAAGCCAAAGCGGTGTTGCAAACGGTACATAAAAACACGGCAGTCACAGTCAAGGCGGTGAAGGAATCTGTAAGTGTTTCCAATCCCCCTAAGCCGTTTATTACATCCACGCTGCAGCAGGAGGCTTCGGCCGCACACGGTCTTGCACCCAAAGTGACAATGCACGCAGCACAGAAACTGTATGAAGCGGGTCATATTACCTATATGCGTACGGATAACCCACAGCTTTCCGAGGAGGCCGCAACCGCCATTAGGGAACTTGTGACGGAGCGGTTTGGTGCGGACCACGTGGGCCCCCTTGGACAACATACGATTGCCGCTGTAGGCGCTGCCGAAACGCCAAAGAAACCGTCCAAGGCGAAAAAGGTCCCTGAGGGACCAAAAGTCCCAGAAGCCCAGGCAGCACACGAAGCCATTCGTCCCACGCATCCTGAACACGACGCCGTGGATGTGGATGACCCAGCCCAAAAGACAGTGTACCGACTGATTTGGCGTCGTGCAATGCAGTGTCAAATGGCCGCGGCCCAAACGGACGTGCGCAAAGCCGCGCTTGCCCTGGATGCCGAATCAGACCGTGTATGGAATGCTGAACAGACCAAACAAAAGTTTGCGGGCTGGCGTGCGCTAGAAAAGGCACCGCCTGCCGAAGAAGCGGCCGCTTGGACTGCATGGGGACCTACGCTGCAGGCAGGTGCAAAACTGTCATGGAAAACCCTACAGGCCGATGAGGCATTTACAAAACCAAAGGGTCGTTACACAGAAGCCAGTCTAATTGCGGAGCTGGAAAAGCGTGGCATTGGTCGTCCTTCTACATTTGCAACCCTTGTGTCCACTATTGTGGATCGCGAATACGTGGAAAAGACCAATACCGAAGGCAAATCACAGGATACGCATCACCTGACACTGTCACCCAATGTATGGCCGCCCAAGGAAACAAAGGAACAGCATAAAGTTGGTGCCGAGAAAAACAAGTTGCGTGCAACGGCACTTGGTCGCAGTGTTTCGGATTTCCTGGCACGCGAGTACAATGACCTGTTCAATTACGAATTCACGGCCGGTATGGAACAGAAGTTGGACGATGTAAGTAACGGGCGACGTGTGTGGAAATCCGTACTACAGGAATGCTGGGATACCTATAAAGAACGATACACGGAACAGTCAAAGGGCGGCGGCAAGGCTGCGCGTGAACGTGTACTGGAACCCAATCTGAAGGTTATATTGTCCAAAAAGGGTCCACTGTTTGTTCGCGAAGCCGAAACGGCCGATGGAAAAGCCAAGTTTGCTGCGCTGCCGGCAGGTGTATCATTTGAATCCGCAACTGTTGCGGATGCTGAGCTGGCATTTCAGACCGCGACCGTGAAAGCAACCGGCGAAGAACTTGGCGCACACGATGGCCATCCTATCTATAAAAAGGTAGGACCCTATGGACCCTATGCAGAATGGAATGGCACACGCATTCCACTCAAAGGACTGGACGGCCTGCAGGCAATCATTGAAAAACTGGAAATGAAGGCAAATGCGTCAGCAAATGCGTACGAACGCAAAGTCGGCGAGTTTACAATTCGCCGTGGCCCCTATGGACTGTATTTCTTCAAACACGATCTTAAACGCGTTTCGTTCAAGAAGTTTCCAGCAACCCTTGACCCTGAAAAAGTAAATATTGCGGACCTGAAGGGTCTTTACAGTTTGCCCGTCAAACCCAAGTTTGTGAAAAAAGACGGAAATAAAGAGGATTCAAATTAAACTTAGATATCATCATCGCGCATGTTTTCCAGAATCATTGCGGTGTTTAGGACGTCTGGGTCGTGTGCAGCACCATCGCTGAGCGCAAGAAGTGCATCTACGGCATCAAGTTCGTCCGCACGTTGCTTCAGCACATCATATTCATCACGCAGGTTATAGTATGTTTCGTGTGTATTGTCGTACATCATTCTTGCGGCTTCGGCGGCCGCAGCCGTGAACTCGTTTACCACACTGAAAGTGTGGGAAATGCGGACAATCTGGTCATTTGCGGCTTCCAGATTCTGCAGTGCTGACTCAAGTAGCGGAATGTAAAGGGCATCAAGCGCTTGACGCGCAGTCAGGTCGTCGGACATAGTGGAAATTGTAAGAAATGGAAGGTGTGCAAAGTGGGTTGTTGGTAGACACCTGCTTCAATTTTTTATGTGTCCAACACAGAATGTCATCGTCTCTCCGGTTTTTCAAGGAACCCACAAATGTCCGTCGTCAATTCACAGTCCACCCCTACATTGGATTTATTAGTGATACAAACAATGCCTACTATTTTACTGTTCGTGATAATAAATTGTATCGCATTGAATATGATTTGAGTGGTGTTCAGTGGGTGACTGCACGTGATATGGGCAAGCAGGTTGTTGTTTCCGAAATTGACCCCGAAATCATTGAATATTGGGAAACCAACAACGACTGGGAAAACATTCGTGTTGCACGCCCGGGCATTGCCCGTAAATTTCAAGTAGTGAATATGGACCGCGGTAATTACTATGTAAGCTGGAACAACAATAATGGCCCTGCATGGAATGCGGGTGCATACTTGCCTGACCAAAAAACAACGGCGATTTACAATTGCGAAACCGATGCGCCCAACGATATGCTTGTCCTTGGTCGTGCGGCCTCCACAGTTTCCACAGATTATTTTGAGAACTTGCCCTTTGGTACATTTTACGCAATGAATGATCCTGTTGTGATTCAGTATGAATTTTCAGATGTTACATATACACGTGCCATCAAGAACCGCATTGATGAAACCACATTGTTTTAAACCACGGGCACATAGAAACCCCAGCAATGCCCTCCCTAAAAACATTTGCATTTGTAAATACTGTACTTTTTGCCCTTGGTACACTCAATTACAGTATTTACAATCTGAGTCCACTGCTATGCATTCCATTGTATGCATTAAAAACAATAGCACTTCCTGTTTTTCTTACACGCATTCATAAAAACGAACCATACATATCAAAACCGTCGTCAGACAATTTACGTACACGTTATGTACTTCAAAGTACGCTTATGGATGCACTGACTGTGCATCTACTGCACAATCTTGTGCGGACTCACGAATCGCCCTTGCTAACCTTTTTGTATTTCATACCGTTATCATTTGTGTACGAATTAGTGTTTGACTTTTTTCATTATGTAACTCATCGATTTATACATCAAAACCCACGTTTGTACCGTTGGATTCATAAAACGCATCATCAATCGCGACACATAAATGCGTATACGACATTGATACAAAACCCGGCGGATTTATTGCTTACAAATGTACTTCCACTCTGTTTAGCTTCCCTACTAATTCCAACAAGCAGTTTGTTTATTCATATTTACATGTATTACAAATCTGTCGTGGAAGTTGGCGGCCATATTGGACGGCGCAGTAATACCCCGTGTTTCCCACAGTGTGTTTGGATTCCACTTTGGACCGGTATAACGTTGTATGCAAACGACCATGCATGTCACCACGCGTTTCCACATACAAATTACAGCAAACGGTTTGCATTATGGGATAAACTGTTTGGAACGTATCGCGTCACTGCGTTGCCAAAATAACCTCCGACCGCACTTAAGATGCAGCGACTCCTCAAAGACTTAAATCTGTATCCCGTAAGCCTGGGATTTAGTTGTCATACAAAAGTATACATTGAAGAATTGCTGGCAACGCGTATGATTCGCCAGCCGTTTGATTGGATTGGATGCCCCATGTGGTCTATCTGTGAGTTGCTGAAGAATGATTTCAAGGATTTTACGGTACCTGAAAAACTGAAACCATTAAAGCGATTTATTGGTGACCATAAAGATTATTTGACGCATATAGACTACAATATTGTATTTGTACACGATTATGGGAAACAGTTTCATCATATATCAGACGAAACACACAAAAAAGTATCTGAAGATTATGTGCGTCGTGTAGAACGATGGAATGAATTGTTAAATAGCAGAAATCATATTTTATTTATTCGTTTGGAAACAGATGGTCGCAAACGTATTCAGCGGCCACAATTTGACCGCCCTGGGGCTGAATATGATTACTTGAAAGAGTTTTCGCAAATCTTACAGGCAAAGGACGTAAAATTTAGCATTGTTTATTTGTCCACAACAACGCCCCGTGGTTATGACGCGGAAAATCACATTGTAACAGTGCAATATGCAACAGTGTCGCCAGACTATATTGTTGGAGGTGATGAAATAAAGTCAATTATTCAAAATAATATTGGATTTATTGCAAAATATTTGTTTGATGAGGCAAAAGCGTATGGATCAACCCCCATGGTTAATGCTTAATGTTTCACGTTTTTTAGAGGCATATTTTAAGAAAGCATGCCTCCAACACCGTTTGAAACACTCATTCAGGCATGTAAAGATGGAGATTTAGCAAAGGTAACTCAGGCAGTTGATAATGGTGCAGATGTAAATACAAAATCCCCGGATGACTTTACGCCATTGTTCATTGCAGTTCAAAATAAACATAAACCTATTGTGGAATATTTACTATCTAAAGGTGCACGCATTGATGAAAAATCGGGTCCAAAAGGGTGCACTGCCTTATATCAAGCGTGCTTTGACGGTTCATTAGATATTGTAACTGTGTTAGTAGATGCAGGAGCCGATGTTAATTTGAAATCTTCACATGGATATGCACCACTTTTTGTTGCAGTTCAAGAAAAACATAAACCCATAGTTGAATATTTTTTATCCAAAGGTGCGCACATTGATGAAAAAAATGGTCCAAATGGACAAACAGCATTACTCAAAGTCTGTTTTGGTGGTTCACTAGATATTGCAACGGTGTTAGTAGATGCAGGAGCTGATGTGAATTTAAAATCAACACAAGGATTTGCACCCCTTTTTGCTGCAGTTCAAAACAAACATAAACCGGTTGTGGAATATTTGCTAACCAAAGGTGCACACATCAATGAAAAAAATGGTCAAACTGGACTAACGGCATTATATAAAGCGTGCGTTGACGGTTCATTAGATATTGCAACGGTGTTACTAGATGCAGGGGCAGATGTGAATCTAAAATCAACACAAGGATATACACCCCTTTATGCTGCAGTTCAAAGCAAACATAAACCGGTTGTGGAATATTTACTATCCAAAGGTGCAAGCATTGATGAAAAATTAGGTCCACTTGGATTGACCGCATTTTATAAAGCAAGCATTGATGGTTCATTAGATATTGCAAAAGTATTAGTGGATGCAGGCGCAGATATTAATATGAAATCGACGGAAGGATATACACCACTTTTTGTTGCAGTTCAAAACAAACATAAACCGGTTGTGGAATATTTAATATCCAAAGGTGCGCGCATTGATGAAAAAAATGGACAAAATAACGACACTGCATTACATAAGGCGTGTGTAACTGGTTCATTAGAAGTTGTTAAAATTCTAGTCGATGCCGGTGCAGACATTAATGCTGTAAATAAACAAGGCGAAACCCCAAATGATTTTGCAGTTGAAAACAATCATCAATCAATTGTAGACTATTTGGAATCCTTACAACCACCTTGGACCGGTTTTACACAATCTGATATTTCTAAGTTTGACACAATTTTTGAAACGGAAGGAGAAGCCCCTCCTGCAGCAAATTATGCATGCTGCCCAGTATGTTTGAAGTTTGTGGAACGTAGTGAAGCCTGTATGTATATGAGCCACAAATGCAGTGGTTATTATCATAAAGAATTATATGCTGTATATGCAAGTGAAGAAGGCAAAATATATTGGTGTACAATCTGCGGTCGCATATGTTCTGGACATCGCCACTATCCACAAGCAGCATGGAATACACCAAAACCTAAACTTCTTCCATCTGGCGATCCATTTGAGAATGATTGTAAGAAAACCAATGGCGGCGGAGGATTAGAGGAAAAACTTGCGCGATTCCGTGCATTGCGCAACACGGCTTATGATTTACAAGCTGCAATGGACGCAGGAGAAACGCTTACAGTTAAAGAAGCAATGAATGAACTTGTTCAACAATGCTGGTCAGCATTACCAGGAGTTGTAACAAAACGCATAATGACTAAAAAAGCATGGAATCGCCCCACAACAAATTTCCGTCCAAATGCACCACCCGCAGCAGCACCAGCATTTGAGTATCCTAAAAACGATCCAGGAGCGTATGAAGCCCCTCGTATTTTAGCGCCAGGCAATGCCGACTTTGGTGAAAATGCGTATACGGGTGACGATTCGGAACCTGTTATACAATTCAGACATAAAAAGGCAGATGGGACTATGTACGCACATCCACTCTTGAATAAAGAAACATTGCTGTCATTTTTGAGTGGTTCTGGACCTGATTGGCCCTGCTTTGACCCAGCGTGTGGTGGACATTTATGGCCCGCCGAGGTCATACAAGCGTTAGAAAATCCAGCGTTGGCTGCCACAGAGGAAGAAAAGGCGAGCGCCCAAGCCTACAAAGAACGCGTTCATGGACCACCACAGGCTGTTGGTGGTCGTCGCAAACGAAAGACTCGGCGTTGTCGACACAATTGATGTATTGTTAAAAAACGGCAAAAAAAATGTTTTTTGCCGTTTTTTTTGTATTTTTACTTTTTTGTTAGTGCTTATGCAAACTTGCTTATGCAACAGGTGCGTCGGTAGGCTCAGCAGCATTGGGCTTGTTGCGAGCGCCCTTGGGGCGGCCGCGGCCGCGCTTCTCTACCGTTGCGGTGACAACAGCAGGGGGCACAGGCTGCGCCTGCTCGGATGTGCAAGACTCATTGTCCTCGACCTTGACCTTCAGCTTGTTGGGGCTGCCCTTGGGGCGACCACGGCCACGCTTCTCGGTCTGCGCAACAGGCGTGGCTGGGGCATCCGCATTGGGCGAAGCCTTGGGCTTGTTGTGGCTGCCCTTGGGGCGCCCGCGGCCACGCTTACCCTCTGCGCCAGACTCTGCGCCAGACTCTGCGCCAGAAGGAGAGGCGACCGCCAGGTCAAGATTGGGCTGCGCAGGAACAGTTGTAGTCTTCTTGGGGCGACCACACTGCTTCTGGGGAGCGGCAGGAGGAGAAGAAGGGGCAGGGGCAGTGGGAGGAGAAATAGGAACAGCAGGAGGCATAATTGCAAGAGCAAAGCGCTGATGAAGAGCCTGCGCCTGCACTTGCAGTGCCTGGAAGTCGCTGAAGATGGACTGAATCTCGGAAACGTTGATGGACATCTTGGGAAAGGAAAGCTGGAAGGCTGGAAGGAAGGAAGATGGGGCTGCTCTGTGAATATTCACACCATTATCCTTAAATGAAAAATGAATAATCAATTTTTTTCAATTTTTTCTCTAAATGCAATGAGACAAAAAGAGAAAAATTACGCCTTTCCTTCGGCAACATCACGTTCAAGATTTGCATAGGCTTGTTCTAATGCAATTTTTTCGGCTTGCGACATGGGTTTGAGCGGACGCGATGTAAGTTCATTCATTTGTTCTGAGTATTTGTATGCATTTTGTAAGTTGCGTTCTAATTGCCGCACATTATTAGGATTTATTTGAGATTGCAACTGACGAAGAACATTATGGCCCATTGCCATCGCCTTGTTGTAACCGTTGTTGCTATTGAAATTCACATTTGCATTGAAATTCGCATTCGCATTTGCATTCTTTGGTTTGTTTTTCTTAGTATTTTTCTTGTTTTTCTTTGTGTTTGCTTTTTTGGACTTGCTGGAACCTACGCCGGAGCCACGTTGCTTTCTTGATGCCATTTCTACAATGTACATTGAAAAAGGTTTACACCTTTTTCGTGTTTTTTGTTTTTTTTTATTTAGAGAGAGAGGGGAGAGGAGTTTACGCGGCCTTGAGTGCGGCGCGTGCGGCCATCAGCGCGCGGCCCAGCTGGTTTGCACCAGCGCCGTCGGCGCCAATGCCCATCACGGCGTCCGTGGGGTTCTCGAACTCGATGGTAGCGTCGCCAGTGCTCAGGAGCAGCTCCT